TTATCTATATCTAATGTGTATTTAGATGATTGGTCAATCACCCATTCTCTGTAAGGTGTTTGGATTGCTCCTGTAACAGACAACCCGTCCAAATCCCATGATAATTTACCGTCAGCTAAATGCCCTGTTCCGTCTTCATTCAAAAGAATCTTCTCATCCGCAATAGAGACCTTTCCAGAAAAGACACCTCCAAGAGCATAGATATACCCCCTTACAATGACATCATTCAGAATGGAACGTCCCCCATGTGTTACAACGAACTTGGCGATGCTTTTCAATTCCTCCTCGCTGGGTTGATAAGAAGGATTATCCTTAAACAGCATAACCGCACGGATAGCCTGTTCAAATGTGCCACCTCCCCATTGCGCTACATCGTTATCATCGTTATATATACCGGATATCCCCGATGTTACTTTTTGCATCTTGCCGTCTTTGTAATTTCCAAGCTGAATCATATTGGCTAAAATCAGCCCGCCCAGCACATCTACTGAACCGTCCTTGATTGCAGAAGTCAAATAAGATAAACCTTGAAATTTAGCGTAGAACTTCTCATTATCATAAGGTGATAGAGTCCAGTCTGTGGCTACAGTACCTCTTTCCAGTTTTAAATCACATATTACGGCGGTACCGGTTAACAACAGGGTGCTTTCACCGGAGAAGGTGAACCTGAGAATGTATTTTTCAAACTTTTCCGTTAACACTTGAGAAAAACGAAAAGCCCCCATCGCCACTGTTATATCCGTCCCCCTGGCACGAAAAGACAACACATATTTTTCATCCGGGATCATTCCTTTTATGTTTTGGGAGATCGCCCCTATTTCTGCAGAGTATCCTGAAGATGAAGCATCATCTTTCAAAACAGTGACAACACCCGTCCAGCTATTCAAGGGGTTGTTATACATCTCTGAATCAGGAGACAGCATACTGTCAGGTTCCAAATTCTCACTCTCGTAATTACCGGTAAAGCCGGAGTTAACTATAAGATTGACGGAACCCACCTGCACGGCTTCCTGTATCTCATCAGGAAGGTCGGACAGGTTACCCGCACCGGTAGAACCTCCTTCAATGTGCATTACACCCGTCAGTTTATTACCATCAGGGGAAAGCGTTGTGACTTCTTTACCTTCAAGGGAATAAGAGTCAATACCCGCGTATTGTTTGAAAGACGGAGCGTCAACCCCGACAGTGGATAATACGATTGCGTTTTGTCTGTTCCTGTTAGTACGGTTCCCTAACTGGCAGATACTGTCACCTACTGCCGGGATAGTGCTCCCTGTATCGCAATCATCTTTACTCAAGTCTATATAATCATCTCCAACGCCAACTACTAAACGCCAATAATACTGATTGCTGATGTTTTCATAAATACCTTCCTTGATATTCATGTCGCGGCATTGCGCCTGATCTCCTTCTGCAAATAAATTCAGGACGGCTTTACTTCCATCGTCTGCTTTCATAAAACAACGGTAGTAGGTATCGTACTCTTCGACACGAATACACGTCATTCCGGCAGGAGACAGTATCTGTTGCCCGCCAACATGCGTAGTATGCCGGATTTCCAGACTGTCAAAAACGGCTTTCAGACGAACGTAAATTTCATCAACCTCAATATATGACCGTCCGGTTTTCGGATCGCGTTTGACGAGAAAACCTGAACCAAGCGCACCGGAGATGAAGCCTTGTGATTCTATATTGTCGGCAATAACACCGCCTAACAGCTTGATAAGAAACTCCATTGTTTCTTCCTGGGTTTTGTTCAGGAAAGTGGCAAGAGATTTCTTGGATGAAAACACGTTTCTGTCAGAGGGAAGAGTTTTATCATTTACGCCAATGATGTATACACTGGTCCCACCGCCTCCAACAGTAGAACCGGAATAGGTTTGTCCCTTGTAAGTGAGGGAATCAAGCTTGCTCTCTATCTCACCGATACGGGAATATGAAGCTGTCTCACCGACTGTATAAATAGGATGATCGTAAGGAAAATCCAGCGGCCACTCGAAACCGATTATTCTTGATTGTCTGCCTTCCTGGAAAAACGCCTTATTTATCAGGTTGACCTTAGCCCCGACTTCGTATGTACGAATATTACCCTTATTGTAGATGAAATCAGCATCCATCTCACAATCGTAGGTAGACGGGTCAATCATGGATTTCTTTACGTATTCCTTTGCCTTTTTGAGTAGATTCTGCTCTGCGTCCGGCAACATCTGTTCGGAGATGTATGCAGTATCAAAACCGTAAAGAATATATGTGTCTGCGGGAACTTCTTCACCGTCTTCTATATGTGTGGCTTGCGGATAAAGAACATCATCCGGTAGAAAGCGACCGTAATCCTCATTGCGGACAATTTCGAAGGTTGTTCCGGTGCTGTCACTCTCTACAATATTAATAGCAAAGTCCATCCCGGCAAGCTTTCCAGTCTGGAATATCATGTGAAGTTCTTCACCATCTAGCCTGAAATCTTCTGTAAAGTTCTTCAGTCCCGTATCTTTGAAGCTGTAAATCCGATATTCTTTATCACTATCGTCTACCTTATCATCGTGACTGACACTGGATATGGTTCCATTGTATTGGGGATATTCATCCTCAAATATAACAATCTCTTCAATAGCTTCCTCTTCCGGCATTTCCACGTTATCCGGATCGTCGTAGCGTTCATCTCCGATGTTGATACGTTCACCGGTCGGGCTGTATCTATAGGCATCCACATAAGAAATACCCTCCGGGAGCATAAGACGTTTCTGAACAACTCCGTTAAGAGTCATTTCTTTGTCGTCCTTGTTAAAGTAGTTATCGGGCACTTTACCGCCTATGATGTTATTAATGGTGTACCGGTTACCTGAAGAGGCTGTTACACCTTCCGGTAGCTGGATAACGTTTGAGTTATCTCCAGACAAGAATGTCGGATTATAAATCGCTTGGAAAGTCTGTCCGGCATTTGCACCTGTAAGGAATGTTACAGAGACAGAGTTACCATTATTACCGTACTTTATATCTTCTTCTTTTAACAGGAAGTTGATTATAGCACTACTTGTTGAAGTTATATACCAAACACTAACCCCAACGTCTATAGAACAGTTTGAAGCCTGTGAAGGAAGATTGAAACTTACAAGTTTATCTTTTATTTCGAGAATTTCTTCAGTACCTACCGGTGCGGTTGCATTAACCTGTTCATTTAACAGGGTGATAGTTTCCGATGCGGAATTTACAGTATAGTTTAATGATACCCATAATCTGAATATCCCGTTAAATCTTACCCCGGATGACATAATAGTCGAATACTTTATATGAGTAATATTAAACTCATAATTACCCTTTTCCAGAGTCCCGATATTTGTCTTTTTGACTACATCGGCTAAATTTGTCTCATTTACAGGTACATTTTCAAATACATAGGCGGCATTTTCGGGGAATGTCAACTTAACTTTATTCTCTATCTTAGAACTAAGAGGGAAATAGCTGTTTTTGAGCGGTCTTGACGTATCGGATATATTACGTCCATTAACCTCTTTTACATCGAATATCAAATCTTTCCGGTAACTGGAAGGAATGTTACGGGTAGAGCCGAAAGCGTAAATGCGAGTCGCATAAGTCGTTTGGCTGTCACTGCGCGTCATACTGTTGACATTCACATTCTCTGTGTCTGTCAGATCGCCAGCTTTGAAATCAACAGGAGAGCTGTATTCGCAACGTCCGAAATGAATAACGTGCTCTGTTATCCACCATTCGCACTCCCATGTTTCTGCCATCTGGGTAAGGGAGTCGATCAGATTAACGTTATCGTATGAAACGAGCTTGGAGGTGTTTTCTACCGTACTATCAATGTCCCAAGTAAAATCCAGATCCCTGAACTTGTATCCAAGAGTTTTCAGGTTATCCAAGAAAACATCTAAATGCTTGTCAAGGGTAGCGGTAAGATTCCAACCAGCTTCTCGTCCGGTACTCTCTGGAGTATAGAAAAACTTCTTGTTCTTCCACTTCCAGTAGTAAGCATCAAGACGTAGTTCGTAATCATAAGCCCCGGTAGTTGTATTATAAGTAGGTTTATATAGGTCTACAAGTTCAAATATACCTAGGTCATTATCTATTCCATCTCCTATTTGGAAGTACACAGGAACAGCAAGGGAAAAATTCAAAGTGATGTAGTCTTCTTTCATCAACATGAATTTTCTCTTACTACCATCATTTATTGGTGTTGAGAAGCGAATATTACCTTGTATGTCTCTGATATCTACCTTATCCATGACACCAAAGTTCGGTGATAAAAAATAGAAGCTCTAATTATTAGGGCTTCCATACGAAACAATAGGGAAAAGGTTTGTTATTAGGTTCGGCTAGCTGGATTAGGTTCACAAAATTTTGCAGAAACCTTTCCTATAGTCCGGTCCAAACTCTGTGCATAAGTGACGCTTTTACCTAAATAAATTAAGTGATAGATATCACTGTTGTTAGCCGGAATCTGAATATCAATCACACCTTTGTATAGTTCCTCAAAAAAAGC